CTGATCCGCCGTATCCTAGTAGTGTTTTTATTTCTGTAAGTTTGTCTCTCATTCTTTCTGCGTTTACAGGTTTCTCTGAAAACAGAAACACATGAGCGCCTCCGCTCTTTGACCTACATACTACCAGTGGTAGATTAAATTGTTTTATTTTGTCTATTAATTTTTTGTGATCGAATCCTGCGTATGAATCTATATCTACACATCCCCACACACATTCATTGTTATCGTTGATTGGAATTATTCCTAAACTTTGTGTACCCTGTAGATGTTTTGTCCAAAGTTCATCTGTAACTGGTTCTCTTACTACAAAAGATTGTCCTTTAACTTTTTCCCCGTTGTTATTTGCAGGACCAACTTTAGTACAACCATGGGCTCTTTCTAAGCCTTTAAATATATTTTTAAATTTTTCTATCATAGTTTGTCTTGGGCGTTTCCACTCTCGCTTCCACGCCCAATCCTAGGAACTAGCTTTCGCTAGTGATTAATATGGAGAATCTGTTTTTGATTCATCAGATCCATGTTTAACTTGCACTTCACCTTTGCCTAATCTTTCAGCAAAGCCTTTTGCAACGTTGTAAACACCCTTATCTGATACGGGACCAACTTTAGTTACTTCCCATCCAAACCATGTTCCTTTGTCATTAGACATCTGAACAGTCTTTAGATTATAAATGTGGCTATATGTTGGCGGAGTGAATAATCCATTTTTACCATTTAGTTTAATACCCATCATGATTGAATTCCATTTTCTACTAATTTTTAATTGAGTAGCTTTCATAGAAATCAAAGCAGTTGATGGATTATCACCTAAAAGAATTACAAAATGATTTGCAGTGTTCTCTAGATAATTACCATTTGGTAAACGATCTTTAAAAGATTTATCTCTAGTAGTTGTACTCACAATATCGCTATCTGCGCTGTGAATTGCTACTGGAGAACCTTTTCCTTCACCTCTGTCTTGCCATTCTACGTATTTTCTTTCATAGAATACTGGCAATACATTTATTCCTTTACTACCATCAAAAATTTCATTTGTGACAGTGTTAAGGATCATGCCTGGTTCTGCACCTTCGACATATTTACCATCTCTTTTATTTACTTCAGGAGATAGTTGTCCCAAGACTTTCAGAAATGGTAACGCAAGATCTTCCTGCGTTATGTTCTGAGAGCCAGCATTTGCGTCAGCTTCGAAAAGATTCGTTGCTAATGCACCTGCATTTTCCTTTTTTGCTATTTCTTGGTTCATTTTTATTGTTTCCTTTTTATTGTTGTTTTATTTCCAACAAATATGTTGAAAAGTTCCGTTGGCATTTCTTCACCTGCCTCAATACGCTCACGGACTAACGCTTTAAGAGTCATGGGCTCAACCTTCAACTTTTGTGTCGGCTGAAACCCACGCTCTTGTGCAAGAACAGCATAATCAGCTGCCTTGTTATCTTCGTTGCGACCAAAAGATACGGATATCTCGTTTTTGATTATATCTCCTAGTCCATTGTTACGAAGCCATTTAAATGCCGCCTCTTTATTAGCTATAGTGATTGTAGCACTATAGTGCGGCTTAACATCTACTGAAGATCCATCCATAAGTTTTAAATGAGATAAACCCATTTCACTCATCATAGTTGGAATAACTTCTCCAGATACATGTTCAACTTGTTTTTTCTTTTCTTTCAATGCCTCTTCTTGTATTGCAACTTGTTTTTGCATTGACTCTAATCTTTCAACTTGATCAGCTAAAGATTGTATGTTGCCAGTTTTTTTAATGACCTCCTGTTGGTCCTTTTCAAAATCAATCATCTAATTCTCCTTTCTCGTATAAATTAATTGTAATAGGATAATATTTTCTTTCTTGTTTATCCCATTTTAGTAGATTGTATTTTCCGTTTGTAATATCAGAAACGATAGAACATGCTACACCTATTATTGCAGGATCTCCTGTTAATAATAAATAATCTTCTTCATTAAAATCCTTTAAAGCTTTTCTTAATTTAAAAATTAAAGGACCTGGTGAAAAAATTATTTGTGAAAATTCAGGTAATAGAAATTTAAATTTTCCGTATTCAGAAGCGCCCATAATATTAATTTTAGGGTTCCCTGATTGTGTCCCTGTGATTTCTTGTACGACATAAACTATTTTTTCTTTCATGCCTTGACATATAGTGGAAGATAGATTAAATGTCAACCCATAGAAAGAAGAAAATTATGAAATATAAATTTAAGACAAAACCGTATGCGCATCAAATGACTGCGTTAGAAAAGTCATGGAACAGAGAAACCTTTGCCTATTTTATGGAAATGGGTACAGGTAAAACAAAAGTATTAATTGATAATGCTGCTATGCTTTATGATAAAGGTAAAATAGATGGTGTTCTAATTGTGGCACCTAAAGGTGTTGTTAAAACTTGGTATGAGCAAGAATTGCCAACTCACCTTCCAAATCATGTGGAAAATGTGTCTGTATTATGGCAACCAAATATTACAAAAACACAACAAGAAAAATTAGAGAGTCTATTTGAAATAGACACAGCTCTTCATATTTTAGTTATGAATGTGGAAGCTTTTAGCACAACTAAAGGAACTGATTTTGCTTCTAAATTTATATCTTCCCACAATACCCTAATGGCCGTTGATGAAAGCACAACAATTAAAAACCCTAGTGCAAAAAGAACTAAAAATATTCTTAATTTAGCTACTAAAACTAAATATAGAAGAATTATGACAGGTTCTCCTGTTACTAAAAATCCTTTAGATTTATATTCGCAGTGTGAATTTTTAAGTCCGTGGTTATTGGATTTTACTTCATTTTATGCATTTAGAAATAGATACGCTCTCATGAAAACAATACATGTTCGAGGTCGTTCAATACAAGTTGTAGATAAATTTCAAAATTTAAGTGAGTTATCCGATCAATTAAAAGGATTTTCATACAGGGTCTTAAAAGAAGATTGCTTAGATTTACCAGAAAAGAATTGGACTAAAAGACAAATTATTTTATCTTCAGATCAAAGAAAAATTTATACTGAAATGAAGGAAAATGCTCTTGCACATCTAAATGGTAAAGTAACATCTACTATGACTGTTTTAACTCAATTGATGAGATTACATCAAATTACATGTGGTCATTTTACTGCTGATGATGGCACTATACAAAAAATAGCTAATAATAGAATTAGTGAGTTAATGAACGTTTTAGACGAATTGGAAGGAAAAGCTATAATTTGGGCAAATTACCAACACGACATTACAAACATTATTAGAGAAGTTGTTAAGGTTCATGGTCCAGGTTCCATTGTTGATTATTATGGGCTTACGCCTCAAGATGAGAGACAAAATAACATACGTAAATTTCAGGACGACCCTAAGTGTCGGTTTATAGTTGGAACGCCAGCTACGGGCGGCTATGGCATTACTTTGACGGCTGCAAACACAGTAATTTACTATTCTAACGGATATGACCTAGAGAAGCGATTACAGTCCGAGGACCGTGCACACCGAATAGGTCAAAAAAAGAATGTCACTTATGTGGATATTATTGCGGAAGATACAGTTGATGAAAAAATTGTTAAGGCTCTTAGAAATAAAATTAATATTGCCTCTCAAGTTCTAGGAGAAGACTTAAAAAAATGGATTTAATCCAGTAAAACGTAGGACTATACGCGTAGCGCGCGCAAATTTTCTATTCTACAACTTGGCCTTTTTCCCACTTCATTTCGGGAAGACCGTTTTCGTAGCGTTTGCCATCAAAAGTGAGAATTTGTTTTCTGTTAGCACCTTTTTCATTGTAACTCACGTGAATCCAGCCCGCTTGTCCATCGTCGGGTTTGTAGAACTCGAGAATACATTGATCAAAATCTACATTATTAGTCAGCCAATAAGCGACTTTAATATTAGGAACTCCATTGATTTCAAAGTCACAAGCCTGACCTTTTGCATGTTGCGACGTTTTTTTGCTGCCGATCGCCTCACACAGCGCCTCGGACCTGTAGCCGGACGATACCATAATAGGTTTGTCAAAGTGTGCACGAACTGGTTCAAGTATTTCATAGCATACGTTTTCCAAGTTTTTTATTTCACCAGCTCCTGGAGTATTGTCAATACCTCTACGCGCAGCAACCATACTACGTGTCATCTCTTCAAGAGTAAAATGTTTTGATAGTCTCATATTTCCTACCTTATAATTAAAGTGAATATAACATATGCCATACCTGTAATCAAGGCCCCAACAGACACTAATAAAATACTTTCTATTCTGTTAATTTGATGTTCTAGTTTGTGAATTTTATCGTAAGTTTGTTTCTGCATAATTCTACATAATTTTTCATGAGAGTCTATTCGTTGTAATGCGTTTTGTTTTTTCATAATTATTTAAGAATTAATTTAACAATTGATTTTTCACCTAAATATATTTCAGTCTCAGCCAATGATTTTATACACTGATATTGTACACGTTCTTTTGATTCACGTTTTGCTATACGTGCCCCTTTAAGGCATACGGACATCGAGGGTTGAATACGATGTTCTTTAATTTCTTGGTTGACTATCATCAATAACGCTATTACTATTTCTTCCAAAATTTTATCCTCCGTTACCGTTTTTATAATGTATTTCTCTGTTAGAGTCTTTAAGTTTTTCTACATCTGATTGTAGTTTTTTTACTTGTTCATCCAAAAATCTTATCATAACTTCATTATGAATTCCAGCTTCTTGTTGTTCCTGTAATTTTTCTACTTGCTTATACAATTCCTCGATAAGCATAAATTGTTCTGAATCAGCCGGAAGACTTCCTAAAGTACCCCGAGGCCACCCTATTCTAAAAGCTGTGTTTTCTATAAGATCCTTTTCCATTAGTTCTAATTTTGTTGAGTTTGAATTTAATTTTTCTTGGATACCAAAAAAAGCCCAGGTGCCGATTGCGACCAGCGCGATCAGGCTGGCAACCGTTTTCATCGGCATTTGTACGGCTGCTTCTTCTGAAATTTTAAGTGCCATTATGTTCTCCTAGCAATCACTTGTTCGCTTGGTGATAGTAGTGCACTTTGCGTACGTGTCAAGCCTGTTTGTTGGTTAATTTGTGGCTTACTTGCTACTAATTTTTGATCAGGCATAGGTGTTTTTGATAGTGGTGCTGCATTAGCGTTTGAACTTATTAAACCAGATAAAGGACTTATTAATTTTTTAATTTGTTCTTGTATAAGAGGAACACTTTTTTGTAAGAAAGTTTCTTCTTTTTTAATTTGTCCATATTCATCATACGTTATATTACCTCTGTCATCCTTTAGTGCCCCTTGTTCCTCTGGTCTATAGCCACCTTCCCATGTACCAACTATTCGTCCATTTTTTATTACTTGTTCTCCATTTTCATCTAGTGTTGGCACAAATGTTCTAGGAAAAAATTCTCTTTCTTCCCAGTTTTCTTTAACTTCTTCTAATTGATCTTTAGGATACACAAAATCTTCGTCAACATAATAACCAAATTTTTTAGACTTTTCAGTTTTTTGTTCAGCAACTTTTTCTAAGTTTTCAACTTTTGTTTCAAACCTAGGTTCAGAAAAATTAATAGGAGTAAAAACACCTTCCATTAAATTGTTAATCATTGTGTTATTTACTCTAGATTTTTTAAGAATTTCTCTTATAGTATCATCATCTAAATCTAACATTTTAAGGTCTTGTATTTGAACATAAAATTCTTTTTGAACTTTAAAAGCTTGTTGTTGCATTTTATCAAACTCATCCACCATTATAGATGGAGGACGATCAAAATAGTCTCGTGTCTTATAAAATTTAGTTGTTTCATCAGCTGCTCTATTTTTTCTAAGCATGTCGGATGCAAACCATTTTAAATCTCTTTTAGCATCTACTCTTACAATTCTAGTTCCAGTAAATAATGCTGCTAATTCATCTCCTAGTCTCATAAGGGCTCCTGCTCCTGATACATCTCCCTGCGCTGCTCTCCATATTTTTGAACCACTATTAACTACTCCAGGACTAACACCTTTAAGAATATGAATTAATGATTTATTAAACTTATCTTCTAATGTATCATCTGGATTATATATACGAGAACCATCAGCAGTTCTACCATCACGTCCAACTAATGGACCAAATTTTCCACTTGAAACATCTTGAAATCTTTCAAGACCAATAGCAGGACTTAAAAATGGTGATAAAAATTCTGCAAGTGATCCATTAGGATCAAACATTAACATCATAACATATGCTTCTGTTTCATTAGGACTTAATTTTTTCTTAGCAGCCATAGATAATGCTGCTTGGATAGGTCTTTCTAAAACATCATATGGACTGAAGTATGAGAAATTAATGTAAGCAGATTCACCATTTATCCATGGTTCAAGAGCTATGAAGTCAGAGTTTTTGTCCCATGTAGGAGCACCTGAACGTGAGTATGCTTGCCACTGTTCTTTACTTGAGTTTGTTAGGAAGTATGAAAGAGCTGAAAGCCCTGCACCTATTCCTTTTACAGCCATATAACCTCCCATCAGTTGCTTGTAACCCATTTGACGTAGCACTGGGTTGTCTGATGCTATATGTTTTAATGACATATTTATAGAAGTTACACCTGTTCTTAACATTTCTGAAGGAAAAGATACAAAGTTACCAAACAAAGGAATCTTTCTTATTTCTTTTATGACTGGTGGTACTTTACTATAAGTTGGATAAGTATTTCTTAACATATATGCTGCTGCTTCATCTAATGCGTCATCAAAACTTTTTAATTGACCAGTTATTAAATGTTTTTCATTAAAAGTTTGTCCGTGTAATTTAAAGAAGGCTTTTATGTCATCCATTTTTCTTAAAGCAGCTGTTAAATCTGATTTAAAAAATTCAAAACCATATTGTTTCCAAAGGTTATCTCCACCAGCATATAGTTTTGTAACTTTGTCAGTTGGAAGTGTTTTAATAAGTCTTTCAAACATTTCATCATCAGTATTAATTCTTCCGTCTCGTAAATTTTTCATTATTGCTCTTAACTCACTAGCAACAACGTTTTCATCCCAGATTCCAAGTCTTACTAATTTTTCAACATACTTATTAAATTCTACTTCATCAATTCCTCCTCTAACATTTTTTCCTTCTCTGAATATATCTCTTATGACCATTCTCATAGAATCTGCTACACTAGCAGCACCACCTACATGACCATTCCATAAAGCAAAAAATGAAGCAGATGTGACGTTACGAACTTGAGTTTGTGGTGAGTATAGTGTTTTACCCATTTGTGTTCCAACTTTTAATTGAAGCATTTGTCTCCAGACAGCTGATCTAACTGCTTTGTCTAAAAAATTTTCGGTTCCTCTAAACATTTGAACCAGTTCGGGTGACGTATATAAACCTTGTAGGTTAGTTTTTAACATTCCTACATTATTAATTTTAGTTATTTCTTCTGCTCCTGTGTATGTACTTCTTGCTAATTCTCTTGATCTAAACAGCCAGCCATTTTTTAAACCAATCTCAGCCATTCTATCAAAACCTAGTTTAGTGTATGAAGATGAAACAGCATCTGCTGCTGTCATTAAAACTTGTGATCTTAGATTTTTTTCTTCTCCTAATAATTTTCTAATAACTTTAGGAAGTTCTTCTCCTGTTTTTAAAAATCTATAATCAAATTTTCCCTTGTCTGCAACCATTCGCAAGTGTATAGTTCCTATGTCTTGCAATTGTTTGATAGGATTTTTTCCTCCTTGCTTCGCTGTGTGTAAAATATCATCAACAATATCATCAGAGTATTTTTCAAGAATTTTATTTCCTTTAAGAGTTTTGCCATAAGCATCATTAGCAGCTTTTCTTAAATCTTTATTTCTTCCAACAACATTTTTTAAAATCCAGTCTCTAGCTTCTTTTCTAATTAATGGGTCAGGAGTAAAGTTAGGATTAGTAAATGTTGCAAAAGATTTAACTAAATAGTTTTTTAAATTTCCTGTAAATGTTTTTTTTAAACTTGCTATAACTTCATTTTTAGAATCTTTAGGTAAGTTTTTTCCAAAAGTTCTTAGTGTTTCATCTAAGACTTTTCTTAAATCGTGCGCTAATGATAATATTTCCTTTGGTAAAGTTTTATTTTTTGAAAGTGTGCCTTGTAAATAACTAACGGTGTCATCTAATAACATTTTTTCATATGCTTGAGAATTGTGCCCAGTGTTATATCTTTTTTCATATTCTTTACCTAATTTATATGCTCTTTTCTCTATTGAATTCATTAGTTTATCAAATCGTTTAGCATTACTTTTTATTTGAAGCATAACTTCTTCACCAATACCTTCGATATCTTTAGGCATTTTTCCAAAGGATCTAAACCAAGACAAAACATTATCTAAGTTTTTTATTCTTCTTTTATATTTATCTGGACTAGTTACAGAAAACATTCTCCAGTCTTTAAAAGCAGGCATTTGTCTAAAAGGCAATTTACCAACAAGCATTGGAGCTATCATTCTTTTCAAAGCAAAACTTGTTGACACGCTGGTTGCCTTTGCAATAGCTGATCCTGCTTCTGATACTCCAGGCGTTCTTGCTAAAAGATAAGAGGCTCCAGAGCCTACTTTACCTATACTTCTAAAACCTAAACCTAGTGTTGCTTCTCCAACAGGTCTTGCAAAGTGTTTATACATTTGTTGTAAAGTTTTTCCTAAAATTGGAAAGAAACCTCCTATTATTGTTCCTTCAACTCCATATCTAAGTCTGTTTCTAAAATCTGCTGCTGCCTTTTTTTTACCAGTTAACTTAGAAGTATCTTCCATTTTTTGAAATAAAGGTGGAATCGTTCTTGCTGGACCAGAAGCTATAAAATCTGTTGCACCAACAATTGATGCATCTCTAACAACTCTTTGTGCAATTTTAGATGCTTTACTTGTGCCCATTTTTTCTAAAAGATTTTTTACTTTTTGAATAGCTTTAGTACGTCCCCCTATTTTAGCTATTATTGTTGATGGAACACCAAATTGAATTAGTAAGGAAGTTATATCTCCTTGCCATGTTTCAGGAGCATCTGGTTGACTCTTTTGCATTATCTTATTAAACTTATCTCTAAATTCTGAGTTAGATAAAAAATCTGTTCCCATAAATAATAGATCACCTATACTCCAACTAAGTGTGTGTGATCCAGATTCTATTGCTTTTGCAATATCATCAAATCCATCAATATAATCTCTTTCGTTTATCTTTCCTTCTCTAATGAACTTAACTGGATCTGGGTGTTTTCCTTTCTTAGCTAAGGACTCTGCCATAGCTATTCTTAAATCTGGAGCCAACGTAAGACCAAGAGTTAACAGGCCTTCACTGTCTTTTAAAAAATTCCAACGAACAGGTTTTTTAGTAGCAGCTATATCTTCCGCAATAACTTGTTGAAATACTTTTTGCCACTCAGGTATATTATTTATTTTTTTTCTTTTTTTATCTACCTCAGGTCTTTTATCGTATCTTCCTAAAGCTGGCATATTATCCTCCTGAAGGTAGGACTAAATTAACACCATATTTTTTATTGAAATTAGCTATATCTTGCTCTGTTTGAATAGAAGCAAAATCTTCTAAAGCTTCTGAACTATTAGCTAGTAGTCTGACAATATCATCTCCTACTTCTTGTGGTAATCTTGCTCTTAATTCTTCATAAGTAATACCACTTAATTCTTGAGGCATTTCTCCTTGGTCCGTGGGCACTTGTGCATGAGGCATAGCAGTAGGTATACCACCAGCTACATCTCCACCACCTTGATAACCAACTCTACCACCGTCTGCTTTAAGGTCTGCTGAAGAACCAAACAATGTCATTTGTTCATAAAAATCTAAATATCTTTTTCCTACTTCAAATATAAGTGCTTCCGTACCACCACCATATTTATCCCCTGCTTTAGCCGTGTAAAACAATGCTTCACTTATTTGAATTTTTTGACCAGGATTATCAGGATCATCAACTGTTATTATTTTTTGACTAGTTTTTAATTGGCTTTTAATTTTATTTTTTACACTTTTTGCATAATCTTTATCTTCAAATAAACTTTGTATCGCAGGATTTTCTTTTTGATATTGGCCTATCTGTGCCCAAAGAGTATTTTTTTCTCTATTCCATTCTGTAGAATCCATTGTATCTTTTGCATCTAATAAATCATGCCAATCTTTCATGTAACCAGCCATTGCATTAGCTGCTTGTTCTTTAGAAAACATTTTACTTCCACCTTCTGAACCCATTATATCTGCTTGTGCTCCAATTAATGTTTTAAACATATCTGATTCACTTGCATATTGTTGAAGGTCTGCTTCTTTTTTACCCGCTAAATATTTTTCATAAGGTTCTTTAGCTGATGTTGCAGCTTGTTGAAATATATTCCCTGCTCTTGGTCTTGATACTAAATCAAGTCCTGTGCTAATTAAAAAATCAGAAAGTCCTGTATCTCTTGGCCTGTAAGACATAGTACCAGCTAGTTCTCTTAACTGAGGAATAGTCATGTTTCTTATAGAACCAAGTTGGTTTACTTTTTGATCTTCTGAATTTCCTGTTCCTTTATACCCTTGTCTTGGTTGTAGCCCTGAAGTAATTCCTTCAGCGACACCACCGATTCTAAACATTGGTCTTCTTAAAGTTCTGTTCATTATACTACACCTTGAAATCCTGCTGAACCTTGTCCTAATGCTTTATAAATTCCCGCACCAGTCGCTCCTATTCCAAGAGCCGTGGCTAATGGACTAGGATTTGGTTGCGTTTGGAATTGATATTGTGGTCCCATTCCACCCATCAATCCAGTTAAACCAGATCCTAAAAATCCAAGTCTTTCCATTGGTTCGTATGTTCTCATTCTTTCCAATTCTCTTTGTGCATCTATATTTGCCTGTACATAAGCTTGGTCTGCTGCGCCCACTTGACCCGCTCTACCAATATCTGTTCCTTGGAAACCTTGTAATGCTCCTGCTTGACCTAATTCGTATTGACCTAGACCTAATTGTGCTTGACCTAGAGCTGCTCTTTGACCAGCTGTTCCTGCTTGTTGACCTGCAACACCAGCCATCATTTGTCCAGGTGCTAAGTAAGCTTGTCCTGCACCTAGTTGTGATTGTGCTAGACCTTGTAGTGCTGCACCTAAACCTAATTGTCCTTGTGCAAGTGCTGCTTCTTGTCCAGCTAAACCTGCTCTAGCTCCAGCAAACTGACCAGCTTGTCCAGCTAAACCTGCTCTTTGACCAGCAAGTCCTGCTAAACCTGTAGCATATTGTTGTTGTGCTCCACCAATTCCTAATCTAGATGCAAGATCTGCCTGTCTTGCAGCTTGAGCTTGGCTGAATCCTTGTTGTTGTAATTGTGCTTCTAACATAGCTCTATCTCTATCTGATTGAGCCATGTATTCTGATTGCATAACACCTTCTCTACCACCACCAAAGCCACCCATTGCAACTGCTGCATCAGAAATGCCTTGTTGTCTCATTGCTGCTTGCTTATCGAATTCTGCTAATGATGTATCAATAACTTGTTGTTGGTAAGGAGACATGTATTCAGCAATTGATCCTGCTCCTGTTCCTGCACCTGCTCCTGTTAATGCTGCAGCTTGTCCAATGTATGGAGAAACTCCACCCATTGCAGTGCCTGCTCCTGTTAATTCTGTTCCTGCAGTTCCAAGTCCTGCTCCTGCTCCTGTTAATTCTGTTCCCGCAGTTCCTAATGTTCCTGCAGCTCCTGCTAATCCTGTTCCTGCTGCACCAATGTATGGTGATACTTGTCCTAAAGTTCCTTGTGCTTGTTGTATTCCTGCTACTGCTGGGTCAGCATAAGTTTGTCCTATACCTGCTAATCCTGTTTGAGCTGTTCCTAATTGTGTTCCTGCTGCTGTTAAAGCTGTTCCTGCTGCTGTTCCAGCTTGACCTGCTGCTGTAACATATGGTTGATATGCACCTATACCTTGACCTGTTAATGTTGTTGCTTGTTGCTGCAACGCTGTTTGCGGTGCAACTTTTGGAGCCATCTTCTGTAGTTGAGGATCTGTAATAGGCGTTGTCGCCTGTGTTCCCATAGCTTTAGCATATTGTTCTGCTAAAGATTCTACTTGTGGGTTAAATAAATTTCGTTGTTCAGTTACAGCCATTATAATACTCCTTCTAATCTTTGTGATGTGGCAAACATATTTCTTGCTCCTTCTAATCCTTGAGATTCCTCAGATATATTACCACCTTTTTCTAAATTTTCCATAACATTTTCCATGATCTCTGCGCCTTTGTCGATGTCTCCACCACCAGCATTTCTTACAGCATCAGCTCGTTCTTGTCCACCTATTGGTACAAATCCACCTTCATTTCTATAATCTTTTTCCATACCACCTAAATCCATTAAGCCACCTTCTTGAGCCATTGCTCTATCTGGTTGTGGCATTTCTTTTTGAGTAAAAGGTCCACCTAATTTATCTTTTAATATTATTTCTAATTCTATAATTTCATCTTCTGTTAAATCTTCCAAAGGTTTACCAAATATTAATCGAGAATAACCATCTTTTACAGAGTCTAGATCAGCCATTTGCATGAGCCCACCTTCTTGAGCTCCGATTCTTCCGCCTTGAGCTTCTCCAGGGCCATAGTCAAGCATTATTTCTAGCTGTTCCATTTCGTGTTCTTCTTGAGGTGTAATAGTTCCTGCATTAGCTTTTTTTATTAATTCACTTAATCTACGTGCCAGATCTCCACCACCTTGATACCCAATTCTTCCGCCATCAGCAAATGCATCTTCAAATCTTGAACCCCAATAAGCATCAGCTGCTGCTTTATCAGCTCTCCATCTTCTTAACCAATCAGGTTCTTCTTCATCACCTGGATCCATAGCCGTGTACAAACCACCAAGGGCTGAAGCACCTCCAATAGCTTTCCAAGGACTTATGTTTGCCATGGACCAACCAGTGCCTTTATTTAATAACATTTTACCTAATAAACCTGTGCTTGGACCAGCGTCTACTGGACCAGTTGGTAATCCTGTTCCTATTAAAAATTTTCCTAAAGCTGATCCTTTTAATCCTGCAGCAGGTCCAAAACCTCCAAGACCTCCAAGGCCAGCCATCAAAGCCATTTTACCCATTGGTGACTTCGCAACTTTACCAATTGATTTAAATGCTTTCTTAACTAATTTTCCTAAACCATAATTCTGTCTTACATCTCCACCGTACGCGTATCCTATTCTTCCACCATCAGCTACGAATTGATGTTGTAATATATTAGGTGATGGTCTTGTCCAACCTAGCGTTCCAGTAGTTGGTATACTAGTACCATAAATTCTATCTAAATCAGCTGCTGAAAGACTAGCAACTTGAAAAGGATCGGATGTAGTTGCAGCTGCTGTTTCTGTTTCTGTTTCTGTTTCTGGTGTTGTGTCAATTCCACCTATACCACCTTGAGCTTGTGCCGCTAACCATGCTTCATAAGAAGGATAGCCCATGTAAGCTCCAGGATTAATCATACCTTCCCCTTCGCCTCCTCTTGGACCAAATTTAGATTCATAATCTTTATCAAGCCAATCTCGATAACCATAATCAAGTAAATCGTTATAGACATCATAACTCATTAATCTTTCTTTTTCTTCTTCATCTAAATCGTCCCAATCTACATTAAAATTATAACCTAATTTTCTTTTATCTCGATCAGATAATGAATTAATAAATCTTTTTCTTTTGTCATAGGTCCATGGTCCTTGAGTAAATTTAGCTAAGTCGTATCTTGTTTCATTCACCCAATTTATAGCGTCTTTTATAGGTGTTGTTTTTTCTAGACTTGCATCTGATTCTGGTGTCCATAAAGCATCATCTGCTCCACCTCTCATACTTGGAGGAACATTACTAGCATCTACTGTTGGATCAGTAATTGGTCTTCCTACAGCACCACGTGATCTTTGTAGAGCATTTGTTCTTTGAGTAGCAGCTCGTGCAGCAGCAGCTTGGTAACGTTCAGCAGCACCACTGGTACCACTGCCACCTACAGTTGCTCCACCTGCTGGAGCTTGACTACGACTTGTTCCTGGTGACATACCTGGATCAGCCCATCTACCATTAGCAAATCCAATTCTTGCGATTCCGCCACCAGCCATATCTTGAGCTGATGCCATTTTATCTAGGCCGTACATTTTTATAATTTCTAATTTGAATTCTTCTGGAATTGTATCTCCATAAGATCCACCTTGTTGAAGCCAATGTTCTAATATAATTTTATCTATATCAGACATTGTTCTTGGGTCTTGTGGTCCTTCGTCACCTGTATATGTTATATCTGGTGCACCTGTTTCTAATGATGATATTCCTGTTTTATCTATAGCCATAATTTTTATGTGTTATTTTTTAAAGGCAGGAATTTCACCTGGGTTTATAATAATACTTGTTTTTCACAAGTAAATCAAGTCTAGGATGTTACTTCTCTAGGCTTAATTTCGAGCGCAGACAGTACGACATGTAATCTATTAGCCGTTGCTGCGGTTACTTTTACCACTTCACTTTCTGCAACCACTAAAGGTTGAGATAGTAATTCTGATGTTGCGTTAGCTGATATAGCTTTAGTCTTAAATAGGCTAAATACAGCGTCGTTTGTATCAGTTATAGTCACTGTTATAGTATCAGCATTACCTGAATCTTCAGATACTATTATAGATTTAATAACAGCAGTTGTTGCACTAGGTACTGTATATAATGTAGTAGCGCTAGTACTCGTTAAATCAGCTTTTTTATTTACAAATGTATTAGCCAAAGAAATAAGCCTCCGCCTCTACTTCTTCTTTCAAATCTTGTTGAAAAGAAGTGTTTAATTTTTGTATAACACTATCTACATCTCTAACAAATGATTGTTGAATCTGTTGATCGTATTTTTCTAAAGGTTGTGTTAATGATTGTACTATTCTAGCCATTACCTTCTCCCGTCCGCTTGTATATCTAATCTAAAAGTTCCAAGCTTCCAGTGTTGTCCAGTACCTGTATTATCTACTTTTAAAGATATAGCTCTTGCTCTCGCTCGTGTATCTATTTTAGTTGTTTGTGTTGTACTTTCGAAAGGACCTAATGAAGAACTAGCTTCTGAATCTGTTGGATAATTTTTCAAGTTTAATGTAACTCTTGCATCTCCAGTTTGTTGTAAGAAATCTGGAAGCACTCTTCTAATTTTCATCATGTACTCACCATCACCTCTTAAATCTGCTCCACCACCTTGGCCTAAAGATATATCAAAATCTCCTGATTGTATGCTTGCAGAAATTGCCGAAGCTGCACCATCTTTAATAGAGTTAACTCCTGTTTCATGTTCATAGTAGTATGTAATACCATCTGTATTACCTACAGTTGAATCACTTGTACCACTAGATACATATTCTGTTGCGTGTGGTTTTCCAAATATATGAGAATCTGACCATGTTGATCGTGCAAGTGAACTTGTAGTCCATACTGGTCTTTCAGGTGTTGAATCCATATAGTTATATGTAACTGATCTATTATTAGATGCAGCACCACTACCAGGATAAAACCAAGTCACTTCACCAAATAGATTGTTCAATCCTGCATAGATATGGTTTTTAGGAATTGTGTTAATATCATCATAAACATAATCTTCAACAAAACATGCTAGAGATTCTAGTTTACCAGTGTATCTAAAGAAACCATTCTCTGACATCCAGTAAGCAGAACCATCAACTTCAACAGCTGCATTCTTTCCAATCAATCCACAGTTCGTTCCAACTTGTTGAAATGAAAAAGTAAATGGAGCACCAACGAATCTCATAATAAATAAAGATGTATCAGTCCAAATATAAATTGCATCACGACCTCTTAAAGCTCCAACGATCCGTGTTCCATCGGCCAGTCTCTGTGTACCAGCGGTATTGGTTGCGGAAGGCGCCCAAGAAGTTGATGCATTAATTGATTCTTGGTCCGACCAACGTATGTACATATCATCTTGAGTAGATGTTGTTCCAATTGTTGTTTCAGTTCCAAAACAAACTAAGTGTCTATCAGGTGTAGATACTAGTGTTTGAATAGATGCTGTTGGTGCATTGGCAACAATCGTTGCTCTAGTAGATGTGGCACCAGATGCATCTGAATCCCATTCAAAAGTTGCACCATCAACGATAGTTGCAATAAGTTTATTTCCATAATTGTCCAAGGACCAAAGTCCAGGAGCTGTTATAATGTCACCTGTTTGTGATGCACCCCATTTTGTATAATCTGATGCATCGGTAACTGTTGCTCCATCAGAATGCGATGCAGCCGTTGTGTTATCTGCTCCTCTAGTTAATCCTGATAAAGTATCTGTTCCAGTAGCATTGGCTGTATAAGCAATTCTTTCATCACCTATTACAACTGTTCCTGATGCTGGCATAGAACCTGAGTCAGCTAAAACAATACTAGAAGAACCAGAAGTTAATGCACCATTTAAAGTAGATGTAATTTCTCCAGATACAGTACCACCCCATAGTCCTAATCCAAAACCAGCTGCTGATTCTTCAACAGCAGGACCAATTGTATAAAAATGCTGAACTCTTATTCCACCAGAAGTACTAGCTCCTGATCCTGATTCATTAGATCCCATTTCAATTGTAAGAGTTGTCGAAGTTGGGACTGTTGCGACCATAAAATTTTTATCATCAAAATCACTAGAACTGAAATTAGAATCAGTAATAGCAGTAAAATTATCTAAACGAATAATATCGTATTTTTTAATATTGTGAGCAGATGAAAAAGTTAATGTAACAGTTGCATCACCATTAGTTGTGGTAAATGCATTAGTTAAAGTTGTTGTAGATTTGATAGGAGTGATATCATAGAAAGCTCCTCCTGAATATACATATAAAAATCTGTTTGTGCCTAAAGCTGCGTACTTAATACCACTTGCGTTAACAAAATGATGAAGTGCTGTATTTCTTCCTGTAAGAGTATTGTCTCCTAATTGAGCCCAACCACCTATTTTCTCAGGTGAACCATATCTAAAACGAACATAATCACCACCAATCCATTGACCTTCACCACCTGTGGCGGTAACTTGTTTATTGAATCCTGGTGCAAATTTTAATTTTTGTAGCATAAAAAACCGTTGTTTTATTTATTCTACTATATTATTTTAATAATTTAAAGCCTTTAAACCAAGATGGAAGACCCAAATGAGGTCTTTTATCGAACATATTATTCTTGGCTCCTGGCGTTTTACGATTGTTATAATGCAAGAAAACTTGTACACATTCTTTACCTTTAAATTTTTCTCTCCAATGTTCTAGCTCACATCCACTATAAACTAGCATATCTCCTGGTTTTAAATCTATTTTAATACCTTTCATACCTTCTTGACCAGATGGCTCAAGATAGATGGGCCAATCATCACCACCTAAATTAACTGTTGTAGATACCTCACAGCTAAATCTATCTTTATGTCTTTTAAGAACATCTCCTTTTTTATAAACTCTAGCATATGTATAGGAAGGATATAACTTAAGACCTGTTGTTTTTTCCATAAGAGGCTGAAGTTTAAGCATCAAAGTTTCCATAGCTATATCAGAATAATGAGAATATGTGTTTGGTATTTGTTCATTTGGTCCTTCATATTCTCCTAATAAAACTTCATAGGGAGAGATAAATTTTTTTTCTAAACAAGTATCAAAAACCTGTTTTTTCATTGAGAAATAGTTTGCAATAAAGGAAGCTAAGTCTTTTGATATTGCTTGACGTACAATGGCATATTTATTTTTCTTAAACATCTTTAGCCATTTCTTTTAAAACTGCTGTTATATTAAAATGTATAAATCTAAACGGAGATTTACCATGATCTACAGAAAATTCATGTTCTAGGTATCCTGGAAAAAACATTAACATTCCAGGTTTTACTTTAAAATGAACTATTTCTGTTCCAGGGGATATGCTTGTTTTGTTTTTCATATGTAATTTAGTTGCTCTTGCTCCCGTTCTTGGTTCATGAAAAATTGGAACTGAAGTTTCATCACTAGCTTTTAAAAAATAAAAACCATTGACGTGTGTGTTCCAATGAATATGAGCGCCGTGATTGCCACCACCTTTTTTCGCAAATTCTTGTACCCACATTTGTTCAAAGAAAGTTTGATACTTACTCATATCAAATCCTGAATGATCTAAATACTCCCAACATTTTTGACCAACATAATTTCTAAAATCCATAAACTTTGTATCCGACAATAATTGTGTCGAATGCCAAGATCTACCAAAATCTCCATGGTCTTTAAGCCATTTTTTAGATTCCTTACTTTTTTTTGCTTCTTTAATATATTTATCACTAGCCTTGTTTAATGATTTGACAAACTCTGGTTTATATTCATGCCACACTGGTGTTACAAAATAATTATTTATATACATATTATTTAAATGGATCTCCTAAATGCCATACGACAAGTGAATATCTAGTTCCTTTCGTTACAGGTTTAACTCTATGCCATATATGAGAAGGAAATATCACAATAGAACCTTTAGGTAATATTTCTTTTACTTGCACTACATGACGCGATTCGTCTCGTGCGTAAGGATCATAGTTTCTAAAATCAAATTCTAATTCTCCTCCATCATATTCTGACCCATCAGTTAGCTGACAGGTCATAGATAGTTTTCTAATTTTACCATGATCGGAATTATTTTTATTTTTTTCTTCATAAGGTTTAGCCCAACTATCTGAATGCCAGTCATAATATTGATTTAATTTATATTTAGTAAATTGACAAGACTCTGATTTGTCCCATTGAAAATTCCAACCAGCATTTTTATTTGCTGTATGAACATATGGATGTATTTCTCTATATATCCAAGCCTCATTTAACCAAACTAAATCGGACTTTCTTTTTTTCTGTATATTTTTAATATCATCCTTAGTTAATTTTTTTCTATCAAAACCACCTGTTCTAGCAATACTTTCTTCTTTTGTTAAAGCATATTTAATTACTTCATCACAAAATTTAGGTGTTAATGCAGATTTAAAATACCAATAATTATTAAGTAAATTCATACGTAATTAAAATTAATAACAACTCTTCTTCTTTCATCCGTGCAAGAAGAACCAGTGTGTTTTAGTTTAGATTTAAATTCTATATATTTATTTTCTTCGCTTATTATTTTTGTTCCATCTTCAAATTTTGTATATCCATTACAAGTGTTTAAATAAAAAATTCCAGTTTTTCCTACTTTTTTATCAGAATGCATACCATGCTCCATTATTTTTGAAGTACGAGTTACAACATTAGCTTTTATTTTTCTCATTTGTTTAAATTCTAATTTAGAAATAATAGGGTTTAATAAATCTATCATATCAGGATGACAATTTTGTCTACTATTTATTATAAATACATACACAAATTGAAAATTACTTATAGGTTCTTGTTTAAAGGGATGAAGCACACCATTAGACCAATACCAAGGCATATTGACACCCATAATGTGTTCTTTTATCCTTTTAAAATCTTTTTTGGGTAAAAAATTTTTATATATCTTCATTAAAATTCTGTGTAAGCATAAGAAGTAGTTAAAACAAAATTTAAAGAATCTTTTTGTTTGTTAGTTAAATAATACATGCAAGTAGAAGGAAACATAATAAATTTGTTGTCTGTTAATTCTATGTCCCATGATCTTCCCGCTCGTCTATTGGAATAATAATATATTCTAACCATGCATTTATCTACTTTAACTCCATAAAGACAGGTAAAGTCTGGTGAACTTTTCAAATCAACAGGATCTACATTTAATAATGGAGTTGACACTTCATCGGGTTTGTATGTATTACCTTTAATTTTATTAACAGCTAACTGAATCTTATAATCACAATTTATATGGTCTATTAAAAAAGTACTTAACATATCAAAGTTCCTTGAATATGGAATTTCTGAATTTTCAAGTTGTGATATTAAGATGTCCTCTTGAAATTTTTCTCGATCAATCTCAAAACCTTTTGGCATGTTAACATCACCATGGTATAAAGCCTGTTCTGAAAGAATTATTTTATCCATAAATTAGTTACTAAAGTTATTCTTGGTTTTTTATAAGGAACAGTAAGACTAGGAATTTCATGATTAATATAAGAAGGTACTATTACTAAATAGTCTTCTTCTATATGGGGAGAAAAATATTCATAATATCCATGATTTCTTAAGTCTTCTGAATTTAATTCACTATATAATTTTTTTCTTGTCTCTTGATTATAGACAGCTAAAGTTGAACCAGGATTATAATAAACAGTTTTTGAATGATCTTTATCAAATGAAATATAATGAACAGATGAAAAATCGCTTGTAGGTAAATGATTATGTCTTCTCATAAAATGAGAAGAATCAGTACAAGTATAACTAACAATTTCAAAATCAAAATTTAATTTTGATTTCGTGCTTATACTTTCTAAAAAAGTAGAAAAAGTATTTCTATATATTTTAATTAAAGAACTGTAATCAGGTTCTTTATATTTTGAATTTTCTCTATCATATAAAGAATGATGCATGTTACTAGAAACAGGTAAAGAATCATCAAATTTATTTCTATTAGAAGATACATTAAAGTTTTTATGTATAGTTTTTAGTATAGATTTTTTATCATAAGATTTAGAATCAATACTTGTTTGATAATATTTATGACCAAAAATTAAATAATTTTTACTATCTTTCTTATGCATACCAAGCTCCTTTATAAAGGATGATATAGTAATGTCAATGTGATTTAAAATAATTGATATAAATCAATTATGCTTTGTCGTCTACAATGTCCCAAGACTGATTAGATTCGTTCCAATTATATCTCCAAAAATGAGAAAGAGCCTCATTTTGAGAAGTTTGTTCAGCTGTTAAATCTGGAGCAGCACCTTTTGGTGAGTTCCACTCAGCTGTAGTTGTATTTTTTACCCAAGAAGGAAAAGGTTTAGGGGGCCAAAATATATTATTATCCTCGTCCCAAATATAACCTATTGATGCGTAATTTCCTCTTAATGCTTTAGAGTTATTACCAGATGAATGTGTGTTGTTTCTAGTATTATAAGAAGTTTGAATCCACATTTCAGCAGGCCAATTACTTGTGCTCTCTAAATATTGTTGTCCTACTGATTCATCTTCAACATTATCCGCGTTTTTCATGTTATTATTATCTACAACACACACTTGGATAACTTTTCCATTCATTCCTATTTTTGCAAAATGTGCCATAATTTATTCCTTACTGATATTTATACCTTATTATCACAACTCCACTGCCACCTGCAGCGCCAGAATTATTACCAGAGCCAGGAGTACTTGAGCCCGAAGCCCCTCCACCTGTATTAGCAGTTCCTGCTGTGCCACAATTTCCTGTACTTGCTGCACCTCCACCAGCAGTTGCTGGTGTATTTCCTGCACCACCTCCTACTCCACCACTTGCTCTTGCTACTGGTGAACCTGTAATACAATTTGTTCCTCCTGCACCACCTACTCCTCCAGCATTTGAAGCTAAAGGTGATGTTGCACCTGGTTCTCCACCTGCTCCAGTGGCTCCGCCACCGCCTCCGCCAGAAACTGTAGAATTTTGTGTTGAAGTTCCATCACCACCATCGCTTCCTTGTGCTGGATTGACTGGAGGTGTGTTACCAGTTCCTTTAGAATTAGATGGACCCCAAGCTGCACCACCTGCACCTGAACCTCCATTACCTGAAGCTGGAGCATTATAACCAGATCCTCCACCTCCACCAGCAGATGATATTCCTAAACCACTTGAAGTTGAACCAGATGATCCAGTATTTCCATAACCACTTCCACCAGAGCCTCCGCCACCACCAATAACAATTGGATAGGCTTGGGCTGAAACCGTTATAGCTGCAGCTGGTGCTGCACCTCTTGGTGAAACTGTATAACATCCTGTTTCAGCTCCTGGTGATTCTCTATAACCACCTGCTCCACCACCTCCTGAACCAGTTGCAACTCCAGCAGATCCTCCTGATCCGCCACCACCTGCAATAACCATGTAATCGACTTTATTTGGTCCTCCTGATGCGTTTCCAATAGAGCAAACTGTAAAGTTTGCATTGCTTGTAAATGTATGAACTTTGTAGTCTCCAGTAGTCGCTACCGATCCACCCGTTGCTACAATATAAGTAGGTGCTAATCCTGTTGTGTCATCAGTAGAACCAGCAATAGATTTCCATCCTTTTGTACTATCAACATACATTAGCCATACTGACAAACCTTCTGTCGTAGCTAAAGCTATTGCAGCTGTTCCATTAATTTTTTCAGAACCATTTGGTGATATAGTTAAAGTATTTGAATCAAATGAAGATGCATAATCTGCAAAAGCTATTATATCTCCAGCTGTACCTGCTGGTAGAGTAGCTGTAATTGCACTACTTCCAGTATTACAAAAATATCCTTTACCAGCTTCTGCTGTAAAATTTCCTGTTTTAATATCCCCTGTTTGCCAACTAACTGCTCCAGCACTAGCGGGAGCTTTAACCAATCCAGAAGATCTACCTATATTTTGTGTTATTTTTCCACTCATAAATTTTTATCTCCTATTACCTCGTCTGATCTAAATAGCTAACAACTATATCTACATTTGCCGAATTTGCAGTAGCAGCGCATAAATGGTCCGTATCTTCTATAACTAATCTATCATTAAATACGAATGTTTCATTTGCACCAACAGCTTGATCAGATAAAATTTCATAATCTGTTCCACCGCCATCATCATCTATGTAAAGATCTACTGTCTCGTCAGCACCAGCTGTCTCACAAATAACTATAGATAAAATAGTGTATGTATGTCCATTTACACCATTTATTAAAACTGCTTCTGAGTTTGAAACCGCCGCTGTATGTGATACTTTTAACACTTCACTTGCCATATTTTCCTCCTAATTAAAATCCTAATACCATTGCTTTTCCTGTACTTGATATATCGGGGCTCATTGTCCCGCTGTTCACTATAGTCGAACCTGCCGCAATTGTAAAGGTGTTTGCTGTAAACTGAAAATCATCAGCTCCTGCAATTCTAATATCTATTTGATCGTCTGAATCTGCTGTGATACTTGTATCTCCGTCTGGATCTAATACTAATTCTTCACCATCTAAATCTAAAACTCCGCCATCAAGTGTTAATGCGTTTGAACTATGGGTTAATGTAACGTCTCCACTATTGAAATTAATTACAGCTCCAGATGAGCCAAATAATAGATCATCTCCAATAGTCAAATCTGTACTAATATCTACTCCAGAACTAGCATTTATATCTAATGTACCAGTTGCAATTTCAACTTCAGTATCGGCATCTATGTCCATTTGTCCATCAGTACTAGAGCTAACGGATATAGCAGAATCATAAAAACAAAGTTTATTTGTAGAATTTAAAGTTAATCCAGTTCCATCTGTGTGAGTTAATGTTGTGTCATTATCAGCGCCAAATCCTAATACAGCAGAATCACTATCTAATTTTAAATCATTACTAACTAAAACAGCAGTAGATGCCGTAAGATCTATTGTTGCCTCTCCAGCGACAGTCATTACACCATCTGAAGATTGATTAATATATGTTGCTGCGTCACCAAATGTAAGTTTACTTGTTGAATTTAAAGTTAAACCTGTTCCATCTGTATGAGTAAGTGTAACGTCTTGATCATCACCAAATTTTAAAACCGCTGAGTCAGAATCTAAAGATACATCATTATTAAATATTGCAGTACCAGCATCACTACCATCAAGTGTAAGCATTGTAATATCAGAAGTAGCATCAGTTCCTTTAAATATAATATCACTATTATTTGCTGTTGCATCAACTGTAATGTTTCCTGAAGATGTAGAAAGAGTAACTGCCGCATCACCAACTCCAATATCATCAGCTGCTATACTTGAAGCAGCAACATCACTTTGAAAATATGTTTTTAATGTTGTGACATTAGTCATTCTCATTGTGCCAGCGTCATTTACAAGTAAGCCATCTCCATCTGCAACTGATGTAGTACCTCGTGCAGTACCACCATCTATTAAATTAATTTCTGCTGCAGTCGCACTAACTGCTGTGCTTCCTAAAGTAAATTGTCCATCAGGTACAATAAGTCCTGCTGCTCCACCTAATATTAAATCATCTGCTGATGTATCCCACAGCATGTAAGCACTTGCTGTATCACCAAAAAATTTAACATCATATCCTGTATCATCAACACCAACTGTTACAGTGTTATCGATTTGTACTGCACCATCAATATCAACAGCGTCTAAATTAGCTGTACCATCAACATCAATATCTCCAGCTAAATCAATTCCTGCTGCACCTGCTAAAACTAAATCATCTGTTGAAGTGTCCCATAACATATAAGCACTTGCAGTATCTCCAAAGAATTTTACATCATGTCCAGCATCATCAACACCAACTGTAATAGTAGAACTAAATTGAGAAGCTCCACTTACGTCAAGAGCACCATTAAGATCAAGAGTTGTTGTAGCAATTTCTACTTCTGTATCTGCATCAATATCTAATTGACCATCTGTGCTTGAACTAATAGATAAAGCTGAATCTCTAAAAAGAAGTTTATTTGCTGAGTTTAAAGTTAAACCTGTTCCATCAGTATGAGTTAAAGTTGTGTCTGAATCTGCACCAAAACTTAATACAGCAGAATCACTTAATAATTTAAGGTCATCACCAATAACAGCATCTTTTGCTACAGATAATCCACCATCAGTTTGTAGTGATCCATCTGTTGTAGAAGTTGCTTCAGTAGTGTCATCTGTTTTTACAATACCACTAGCTGTAACTGTTGTAGCGGTTAATGCTTGTGCAGCAATCGTGCTACCTGCTTGTGCAGTAAAAGTATTTGCTGTAAATTGAAAATCATCTGCTCCTGCAATTCTAATATCTATTTGATCATCTGTATCAGCTGTAATACTTGTATCAGCATCAGCGTCTAAAATTAATTCATTACCATCTAAGTCATGTGCTCCAGTAGATGAAATCCCTGTATCAACTAAATTTGGATTAGTTGCATGATCAGCCGTGGCATAAACAATTTTAGTTCCTTTATCTGTTGCTGCAAAAGTAACTGAACTTCCTGATCCAGAAGCATATTTAAATTGAACTGTATAAGCACCAGATGTACCATTAACTAAAATATACATCTGTTGAACATCTAAAGGAATTGTTACAATTTGGTTTCCAGTTATTGTTCCAGTGAATTTTATAATTCTATGTGCAAGCACCGCGCCTGCTGAACCATCAGAAACAGATAATGTTGTTGTATCAGCTGAACCCGCTATATCTTGTTCTGTATAGCCACCAGCTATTTGTTCTACAATTTGTAAATTAGTATTAGTCTTAGTACCCCAAACACCGGCGTTCTCGCCAGTTGTCATTAACTCTGTACCCAGACCCGTATAACTTGATGCCATAATTTATCTCCTAAGCGCTAGCTACAAACACCTCCACGTCACATGAATCTGTGTCTGCGTCAGCTGTAATATCTACTAAATCATTTAATGATACTGTTAATGCAGATCCTCCTGCATGCATCGTATCTACAACTCCACCACTATTATCACCTGGATAAATGAAAGAATGACCAGCGTCTACTTTAATTGCAAACTCTGTACTGTCTTCATCTCTAAATGTTAATGTAATATGGTTAGTTGAATCTAAATTTGTAATTCTAAT